AAGAGTATTGCCTGGTAAGCTATGAGCCAAGTTTCGTATAAATTTATTACGCGCTTCATTCTTTACGATCCAATCTATTTCTTCTTGGTACGACTTATTCTTATTTATCTTTCTTATCTCGTCACTATATTGAAGTGTAATAGCTTTAATATTAAACTCAGCAAGAGTCTTTTCTTCGATAAGCTTTTTAGTTTCAGTTACCTGATAAACTGGCCCAAACAAACCAGTGAGCACTAATTCGTGTGTTTGAGTATCGTCTAACGTACCAGTAAACCCATAACGGTATTCAGTTTCTGGCATTTTTTCAAGTATTTTGGTAAGTGACTTTGCTTTAGCAAGGTGGGCTTCGTCAACGACTACTACATCAAATTGAGAAAACCAATCCTTTGGCATTTTATACACAGATTGCCAAGTAGTAATAGTATAATCAGCTTCAACGTTTTTATCAACGCCAGCCATGATTTTGTGTATATCTAATTCTCGTCCTTTGTTGTATTCAACGAAGTCGCTTGCCATTTGAGATACGAGTGAAGTTGTTGGTACGACGATAAGAATTCTGCGTCCGTATTCTCTATGGTATCTGGATAAGAGGTAGATAATGAAAGATTTTCCTGACGCGGTGGGTGAGAGTAAAAGGCCACGCTTACTCCGGAGGGATCGTACGACAGCTTCGTTTTGGTATTCTCTTGGCTCAAACGCCGAATCAAATTCCTTGGCGAGTTTGTAGCCGTAGTCATCTTCATAATTTTGTTCATTTTTTAGTGCTCCATCTAATTCAAGTTCATAGTCTCGCTGACTACAGAAATTACTTATATATCCTATCAGGCCCGCATAGATGTAGCCGGTCATAGTATTAAGTAGACGAATTTTCCCATCCCATACCTTATTACGATAGGCAGGCATGAATTTATATCCAGGAACAAAGAACGTGAAATATTCTGACATTTCCATTTTAACGCCAGGTTCTGCATGTACTTTCACGTATACTTCATTCACTTTTTCTACAAATACTTTATCCATTATGCTCCTGTTCTAAATCTCTCCCAATCAATAATATTTTTTAAATAAAAGTTACGATTATTAATCTGACGAATAATAGATTCGAGATATTCTACTACTGCTTCTTGTAAACCAACTTTAAGACTATGATTAACTATATCTTTGTCAGCTTCTAAATATGTTGGGATGTCTTGTCTTAGAATTTTTAAAGGTTGTGGGCTCCATCCATATTCTTTTAATTCTTCAATATCGAGTTCACCTTTATAGTACTCTGTCTTTAATTTATATAATTGCTTATAGTCAGCTTTTAGCTTCTTGAGTCGTAAGCCTTCTTGCACATATAATTGGAAATATTTGTTGTGAAGTTTTGGAATGCTAGCCGATTCGCCTGATATATTTGTCTCATCAATGCTACCATCTGTAGCCCACATTTCATATATTTCTTCAATCTTCATACTCTACTCCTATATCACGATTCAATATATTATATTATAAGAGAGAAAGAATGTCAATCTAATTTGCCTTCAGCCCTTAGTTGTGCACGAATTTTAGTAGCGCTAATATTATGTATATCTTCACCCAGATCATGTTGCGTAAAGGTATAACCCACACCGCGACCATAACTAATATCAACGATATTTGGTACAGTCATAATAGTATATTCTTCGTTATATTTGAATCCTTCATCGAGTAAAGCATTCTTAATATTTTGGATAACCTGTTCTACAGTAAATGGATTATCGTCTTGTACCATAGTTCTACCACCCGAAGCATCTTCGTCTTGTGGTACTGTACGAATCATAATGCAAACCTGACCAGTTTCCAATAGTGCTTTTTTAAAGAGAGTTGTATGCCCTTTATGCCAAGGTTGCCATCGTCCTAACATTTGAGCTGTGGGTTTAAACGGATTAAACATCGTATAGTTCCTTCATTCTTTTTGCCATTTGTTCAATTTTGTCATCAGATAAAAAATCTTCAATAATATAATCAAAGTCAGTAGGTTCTTCAAACATTTTATTTGTATCTTCAAATCTACCTTCTTGTATAGTATTCATCCATATAGTAAGATCTGCTTCGAAAATATATCGAGTCATTTCTGTAGGACAAACAAAATCGCAAATGACTGTACGACCACAACCTTTTTCGTAGTCTGCTAAATTGCGCATGCGACGTGCTTGTCTGAGTCTAGCTTCTTCGCTAAATTCCCAGTCATTTGCCATCTTACGGATAGCATCAGCGTTATACCACGCGCACTCTAAATGTTTCTGAAGACGTTCAGCTAACCAAGTTTTTCCGGATCCTGGTAATCCCATGATTAAAATTTTCATATTATCTTGTCACTATTTCTATATCATATGATGCAATTTGGAAAGTAACTGTTGCAGTGACATATTGAATATCACCTACAGTAGTATCTAAATCAACGGGGCTTAAACTTACAGGGAACATATCTTTAATGTTATATAGAATATTTGGATTCTTACCATTACTCATAACAAGTAAAGATCCATCAGAATAAAATTTATTTTCTGCTCTTCCTAATGCAGCATGCTGTTCGTAACTATCAGGAAAACTTAAACCAACCATCCAATTGTAAATTTCTTTATAGCTATTCATATTTTCGTCAACACGAAAAGTTACAGAAAACTGATCATAGGTTAATCTATCACCAGAAAAATACATAGCTTTAAATGGTGTACCTCTTTCCACGGGTTGTACATTTACGCCAGGTAATGATACACCTTGAGTAAAGAACGTCACGTTTGGCAAACGCTCAATCACGAATCTAAACTCTACCGGTGAAAGATAATTCTGTTGAATATTTTGAATTGCCATAGTATATCCTCGTTGATACCCAACTATTTATATAAAAGAAAAGGAGCCCGAAGGCTCCCTTTAGTTTCGTTCGGTTTATCCGACTTCTTATTAAAGAATGTTCGTAACCGCTGTACGGCGATAGTACAAGTTAGTGTTCGCTGTAAGAGCGCCTGCACCTTGAGCTGTACCTTGTGCGAATGGGTTTGCAACCATGCCGTAACGAGTTTTAAACCCGATTTTTGGCTGGAAGGTGTTCTCACCAACTGCACGTACCATTTGTAGCGGAACGTATGGGCAATAGAACATACCCGCATCAAACGCTGAAGAACCTTTATAACCAACGACCATGTAGTTTGCACCAGCATATGGATCGATGTATACACGGAAACGACCGTTAAGTACACCAGCAAATGTGTTGCCTGTGTCGTCTACGTTTAGGTTGTCGCTGTTTAGAGCAGGTGTGTAATCTAGGACACCAGCCATTTGCAATGCAGAAGCAACGTCTGAAGAGCAGATGATGATGTTACCTTTACCGCGACGTGTATCTTTCGCGATTTGGTTTGCTTCACGTTCGATTTGGAACATCAAGCCTTTGAATTTTTCAACTGACCAACGACCGTTTGCATCGACGTCTAGGTCGAATGTACCGTTTGCCGCTGTGCCTGAAGTTGAACCTTGTACCGCTGTGTTGTATACTGTACGTACAACTTCACGGTTGATTTCAGCAAGAATTTCTGAAGTCAAAATGTTGGCCAACTCTGTTTCAGCGTCAAGACCGTGAATTGCTTTCAAGTCTTGTGCTAGTTCAGTTGTGTATTCTGCTTTCAACGCACGTGATTTTGCTGTAACAGATACTTTTTCGATTTCAAACGCCATTTCGTTGAAATCTGATCCGCCACCGTCACCTAGTGCTTCAGCAGCAGTAGTTGCCATACCAGTACCAGTTGTTTCAGAACCTGAACCCAATGTATTAGCATGAGTACCTGTACCTGAGAAGTCTGTGTCGGCTTCGTTGTAGAATGATTCTGTCCATGTAGCTGTGTTAGCTGCATCAACTGCATACTTCGAGCGCATCGCAAAGATCAAGCCTGTTGGGCCTGTCATTGGCTGAACGCCTGCAATATCGTATGCAATCAAGTTTGGCATTGCGCGACGTACCAAAGAGATCAACACTGGATCGTAGTTTTGGACTTCGCCATTACCAACTGAGTTAGTTGGTGCTTCTGCCAATAGTGAATTTACACTCCATGCGTTTCCTTCTTTCAACGCATTTTCTGTGTTTTCCAAAAGCTGAGCAGTAACCGAACGCTTATGAGCGTCTTCGATCTTACCAAGATCTCCGTGCTCCAGGACGGGCTGCCACTTTTCGTTAAGTTGTTCGATAGACATTTGTTGTTATCTCCTTTTTAAGGTTTGTCTAAGATTATTTATAATTTACTTATTTTCTAAGAGATCTAGAAATTGCTTCTGCGTACGATGCGACAGCTGGGTCTACGTGACGCGTTTCCACTGCTTCTTCCTCGATAGGATCGACTTCATCAACTTCCTCGGTAAGTGTTTTACCACCAAAGTAGTTTTCCTTAATGATGCCTACTTTTTTCTTGTAGTCTTCGATTGAATCAAATTCAACACCTTCTACAAGCTTCTCAAACTTTTCAGTTTGAGTTTCAGTAAGTCCTTCACTGATTTCTTCAAGAGCATCTTGCTTATGTGCTTCAGCTAATTCTTTACGCAATGCAATAGCTTCTTCCATTACTTGTGCAATCTTAGCTTCACGCTCTTCAAGTTCTTCTGCCATTTCAGCAACAACGTCAGCGGCCTCATCATCGAGGTCTACATTGTGCTCAACAAATAGGTCTTTTAGACCGTTCATAAATGATTCAGCCATTTCTGTACGAATACCAGATTCGATAGCCAATTCATTTTCTTCCATCCACTTTTCAACAACATAATCTAGATAGGAATCTACTTTCTCAACGAGTTCGTTAACAGAAGCTTCTGCCTGTTCGTCAAGTTTTGTATTGAAGTCTTCTTCCAAACGTGCTGCTACTTCGATAGCTTTAGCATTAACTGCAGCTTCGAAGATCACTGTTGCGCGCTCTTTAAAGTCTTCTGAAAGCTCTTGACCAGCAAACATTTCTTCTACTGATTCTTTCATGCCAACACCAGGTGCAGGCTCTTTTGCTTTCTTAGGATCTGAACCTTGAGGTGTTTTTACAGTATCCTCAATGTTATCTGCCTTTGGGTCTACTGACATGCTTTTGTCAGCAGGACGATTCTTTTTCTTAGGGTCGCCGCCAGCTGGTGTTACCGGATCGTTTGCTTCCGAATCTTCACCAGTTGCTTTAACCTCGTCTAATTGCTCAAATTCTTGATCTGCCATTAGATTTTCTCCTTTAGGTAATAATCTGTATTATTTATAATATTACAACTTTATACAAGTGAATTCATAAATCTGCGAAACAGAGTCTCGGCTTGTTCTTCAAGCTGTTGAGAACTCATAGTTTTAACCTCTTCTTCAATTTGGTCAAAGGTATTTTGTGCAACCCAAGTTTGAGCAGCAACATCATATACCCAATCAACACCTTCCATAATACCTTGTACAAAAGCATCTGGTGCAGATGGGTCAGCAACAATATCACCGGCTGTTGCCAGCATAAAGTCGCCCTGAACTTCCATGATTCCATTACTATTCTTACGTAATGAACCCATGCCACGTGAAGAAATGCCTAGGTTAGCACCTTCATCGATAAGACTTTTTACAATCTTACCCATTGGTGTATCCATAACTTTAGCACGTCCTACAACATTCGAACCTTCTTGACGAAGATCTGTGAACATGTGAGAAACTCGATCAAGGTTAATTGTTGGACCATCGGGATGTCCAAGCTCACCATACGCTCTATTTTTTGAAACGTAGTTTCCATTATAACGAGTCATTTCTTTCATCAATACTTCTGAAGGATATACACGCCCATTGCGATTTTTAATGTCGCCTTGCATAATAATACCTTCAATGAAGTAATTCTTACCGGTTTTGTTACCCTCTTCATCGAGAATATCTTCGGCAATGTATTCTAACTCTTCGTTAATTTCCTTAATCAGTTTCATCTGACTTATCCTTATACCGCGTTCTTAGCAAATGCTAGGATTTCTCCGAATCCCTTTTTACCACTCATCATTTTTTGCTTCATTTTTTCTCGATTAGAACCTTTTAGCTCTTTAAACAAAGCAGTAAGCATTTCGTTTTGTTTCTTGTCCACACGTACTGAACTACCATCTTTTAGTTTATGAAGTCCAGTAAACATATCTTCTGCAATATGTTCTACTTCTTCAATTTTGATTTCACCAGCACGTTGCTTCTTTACGATCGTTTTGGATTGGCCGGTGCGAGAATCAACATCGTGCACAATCACAGCTTTCTTATCAGCTCTTTTAGTATGTATATCGGCCTCAGCCGACTC